GAGGAATTGGGAAGTTAGAAGCCGTACCTTCTAGAACTGCTAGAGTTCCATCTGTTCTGATAATTGCTTTATCGATACGACCGAGATAGTGTTGGACATCTGTCTGCATGTTGCTGTCTGGCGATGGGAGATATGTCTCACCATAGGGAGCAGAGAAAGTTAGCGTGCTAGCTGGGTTTGCGGTAGCAGTTGTTGTCCAGTTAGTCGAGTTAGCAGAAGCGGTTGCCGTATTTGTAGCGTATGGACGGAAGTCGATCGAGTCTCTTAGATCAAAGACCGAGCCGTCCTGTGCGGTGAACTGTGGAATCTGCTGGATAGTAATGGCACTTGTGTTTGCAGTGTTGGCATCTACTGGATAAGAGTTACCATTGAAGAATCCAACACCTGCAGTTGTTACAAATGTAAACACGTCCATGTCAACTACTATTCTAGAATTTGCAGTTAGCAGGCCTGAGTTGAGAACTGAGATCGAAGCTAGATCGTAGTAGCTGTCGCGCTGACCGTTGTCAAAGTTGAACGATGATAGGTAGTTCACACCTGAGTTTGAATATGAACCGGCATTGATGTAGATAGCGTTGATCTTATTAACGTCTGGGAAGCCGAGAGAGAATGGACCGGTTGTGCCGGCGCTAGCGCAGTTGATGACAACGTAGGTGCTCTTGTTGATCTTCTTCTGGATCGGAACGGTAGAAGATCTTAGAACATCGTAGTAGCCGACTGCTTGGAAAGCCGCGTTGACTGTCTCACCGAGAGTGTAAGTCGCGCTAGTTGTAGTAGCGGTGATAGATCTAGTTATAGTTCCATTGGTCTTTGAGAAGTCGATTGGAACACCAGTTGGGAAAGATTTCTGGTGAACGTTGGCAGAAGCGCTGAATGTGTTCGCGTAAGGAACTCTGACCTGCAAGAACGTGTTGTTTGCGATGAAAGAGATCTCTTTCTTTACCGAGTTAAAGTAGATCCAGTCGCCTACCATATACTCAGATAAGAACGAAGTAGAAGTACCAACAACGTTAGAAGATCCAACGTTAGAAGATGTAGTCGTCACCGCGACAGTTCCACTCTTAGCATAGGTAAAGCCATCTGATGATGGGATAACTAAGAATGGATATGTCGAAGATCCGGTAAGTGTTCCGGTGTGGTCCATAACTTCAGTGGCGGTACCATGAAGTGTTGGAAGAGATAAGGTCATAGTAGCAGTAGATGAGCTTACGTTCGCGAACGATGAGTTGCTTCTCGCTCTGTAAACATAGCTGATGTTATTGAATCCATCTACCTTGATCGCTTTCTGACCAATCGGATAGATCATGTTTGTGTACTTACCCTGCTGTAGGGTAGTTACATATGTGTTTGACTGAGCGTTGTATGTCTGTACAACGTCGGCAACTCCTAGCATAGAGCTTCCGTTGTAAGAGATGACGCTTTGAACCGCAGAGAAGTTGTATCCCGGAAGCATCTGGATGTTGAAGAGATAGAGTCTGTATTGACCTGTCCAAGAACCGATAGTTCCAGAATCATAGACCATACCGCGGGCGTATGCTGTACCAATTTTAGTAGATGATGAGTAGCCTGAGAGGAACGTACCGCCGTATAGAGCATTCTTAGCTACACTGTGTAGCTCGAGCTTTACGATACTGTCACCTGTATCAAATTCACCGCAGTAGTCATTAACAAAGATGTAGTTACCAAAGTTAGCGCTCACTACTTGACCGGTTAACGTCTCGTAGTCAGTGCCTTTTCTTAGGTCTACTTTGTTGTTATTAACGAACTCGACTCTATAACCCTCGACGTAGCCTAGGCCTCGAGAAGAGACTAAGTTATTGTATGTGGCTACGTTTGCATCGGTAGAAGGCTTTGACTCGGTAGAGAGAACGAATGGATAGACAACGTAGTTGCCGTTGGTCTCATATGTTCTTCTTGCAAGTTCACTGCCGAGAGCTGCGAGTTGCGGGGTATTCTTGATTGAAACTGGCTTGCCAAACTTAAAGTCGCAGAGCGAGAAGAAGCTAGTTGTGTTGGCGAGTGTTGAGGTTGTTCTCGTAACTAGTGTAGGTACTAGCTGGAGACGATGCGCGCCTGGAGCTGTGTAGTTAGGAGAACCGGCTGCGTTGTCGTATAAGCTTGAGTCTGCTTCAGGAGTAACAATGTTCTCAACTGCGTCAAAACCTACAGAGATATTATCTGGAGAATTGCTGTACTTACTGATGATAATTGTCTGAGGCTCGACTGTAATGAAGAAGCCTTTCTTAAAGATAGTACCAGCAGTAGTTGTGAAGGCATAACCTATACCTGTAGAGTTGGTCACAGTCGCCACAGTTACGTTACCAACAGCGACGTTGGCTACGGTAGCGATAGCTAAGTTCTCACCGTTGGCAAAAACTGGCTGAGGAGCGCCGTTTGGATAGTTAACAGTGTTGAGATACTTGATGTAGAGAGTATTGAGGTCTGGATCCTGTGACTGATAACCTGCAACCGTGTTTACGATGGTAGCCTTTAGACCATTTGCGTTGGTAACTGTTTTACCAATGAAGTCGGTGATTGTAAAGGCGTAGTTGTTTGAGTAGTTATCGTTGATCTTAACGTAGGAGTAGTTGTCATCGAACGTAAATGAGCAACCTTCAGTGACTGAGCCATCTTTGAACACGAACCTACCGAACTTATCGATCTGGTCCTGCATAATAGTCTGCATCTGGTTTAGCTCTCTTGTCTGAAGAGCTACGCCTGGACGATATAAGATTCTGTAGAAGTTCTTATTTACATTATAGTCGTCAAAGTACGGACTGCGAGATAGGTCTGTCTGAAGAGCCATATTTTCCTCTAAAACTTAATAACGATTTGAACTGTCTCTTTCGAGGTGTTCGATAGTTGGAACGGAGAAGAGATGTTCTCCAGATAAGTAACTTCCCCAGTATTTATAACTAAGTCTGGATACTGGATGATATTACCAATAACGTTACACTTACCTGTTGATCCGGTAATTGATCCGGTAACGTTTCCACTTAGAGATCCAGAGCTAAATAGACCACTTCCGCCTATGTCACTTAATACTAGAACATTATAGGCATTGGAGATAGTAGCACCCACATTCAAATTATTTATAATGGTCTGCGTGGCGGAGAAAGCACCGTTGACCGAAGTAATTCTAAGATAAGTACTGTTTGCAAAAGTTAAGATTCCAGTTGCGGTATTGACTGAGTTTCTAACGATGTCTCCGGCTGAGAAACTACCATTAGCAGATGTATAGACTACATCTTGCTCATTGTTATTGCTGATGATCATGCCGGTAGCGTTTGAGTAGGCTTGAGTTACTCTCTCAAACTGCTGGAAAGGCGCTGAGTTAGATGTTAGCGGGAATCTAAGAGTCTGGTTGAAGTTAGTACCAAAGGTGTTGCTGACATCGATCGTGCCGTTTGCAATCAATATTGAAGTGACGTTTGCATAGGCATTTGTAACTGGATCATAGAGAGTATCACCTACTGCAAACTTGCCATAGACATTGGCTAGCAGCAGCTGAGTGTTGCTGTTAGTCGCTACGATGGTTGCATTTGCTCCACTGGTAATTTCGCTTACGGTCTCAACGGCATTCCCCTTTGTAAAGTAGACGACGTTTGAAGTTGCGACGTTTGCGGTAGTTCTAGAAGTTAGACCTAAGATATTATCATTAGATGAAGCGCCGTTGGCGAACTTAAGGTTAGCTGAGAATGTTCCCTGAACTTCTTTGATTTCAATGTAGCTGCTGTTTGCATAGACAATTTTACCAACGGCACCTGAGTTTGCCTGTAGGATATACTCGTTTGTGCTGAACCCGGAGCCACTAACTGTATTGATCGAGAGTCTAGCGCGATCAAAGCTACCTAAGTTCACGGTAATGTTGTTATACACTGGATTCTTGATTATACCGATTCTGCGATAAGTCCCATATACTGGGAACTTATAGCCTTCATTGAGACCATTTGCAAAAGTCATCGTGATGCCGGCATATCTAGCGCCGAGCTCGGAGTAAGGTTCCGAACCGTGACCAGTCACCGGAGAGACAACGCCATAGACACTCGCGCCATTTCCATAGAAGCTATTTGAGGTGATGGTTATGTTTGCGTATGTGTAACCACTTCCAGGATTTAGAACTGTCACCGCTGTGAGAGCTCCGGTAGAAGTATTTGAGGTATCGACGGTCGCATAAGCTAGAGCGTTCGCTCCGTCTCCTAAAATATTAACTGTCGGGGAGATGACGTACTCGGTCAACTGGTTAGGAGTGGTGAAGTATGAGAGTACGTTTGCCGAGCCTAGGATATTGCCATTTGTATCGCGAGTATTTACTGGAATACCTGAGATAAATGTACCGAGTGGATTGCTAATAGTGATGTTTGGATAGCTGGTCACCGAGGTTATGTTTGCTCTCTGTAAGCTAGATTCACCTCTGAGGTAGTAAGAAGTGCTGAAGCTTCCACCGGTAACGCTCGACAAAACTACAGTAGATGTATTTGAATAAGAAACGATGCCGGAAACACCCTGAGAGGTGTTACTCGCATCAACCATGTCTACCTTTTCACCCGTCGTGTAGTTTATTGAGAGGTTTGTCTTGTTTGAATAGCCAAGGATGACGCCGTAGATATTTGTGTTTGATATAAGACCATTCGCGGTAGTGAGGGTGATCGATGACGGCTCAAACGCATAAGGTAAGTTGTAAATAACATTTGCAACTGCAGATGAGCTAAACGCATTGTCGGTAACGATCACGCTGCTGTTGACGGCAGTTACCCTGCGAATGTTGTTATTAGCGTTCCCGCCGACTCTTATGTAGTCGTTAACTGAGAAGTCAGTTGTAAATGCAGTCTGAGCTGTGTTTGTAGAAGTAACGTAGTTATTGCCGGCTGTGATATTAACGGTGCCGCTCTTTATAGTTCCACTCTGACTTGCATTGTAGACTGCATAGCCGAGTGAGAAAGCATTAACACCGGCAGGTCTAGTTACTTTTAGCACAGTGCTATTTGCAGTCACGATAGTAGCGTTCGCTCCGGTATCAGACTGAATAATAGTATCGCCAACTTGGAAAACACCCTTTGTGTATAGAACTGCTAAGTTGTCGACGTTCTGTGTTAAGATGTTTCCAGCGGTAAATGTATCAGGTCCAGTGATGCTTGTGATATTAAAAGTAGCAAAAGTATTAAATGCAGTATCAACTGTAACAATCTTGTTAAGACCATCGTACTTCACGATCTTTCTGATCTGACCAGCACCGTAGCCGGCTTTCAGATACATCGAGCTGTTTGTGTAGTAGTCATTAGCATAGCTAGCGCTGGAGTCGATGATCACGGACTTATTATTGGCGCTTGCAACCAAGAAGCCGGTGTAATATGGATAGCCGTTGCCGTAGTTATTGATTCTAATAACGTCGATAGTTCCAGGAGTCGCGTTGGCGATAACTGCGGTATTTGGTCTAACAGCAATATAGTTGGTAGTAGTGTAGAGTGTATTTGCGTTGCTATCAATCGTGTACATATACTTCCAAGTGTAGCCGTCGGAAGTCTGGAACGTACCACTCTGCGTAGTCAGAGTAGGCTTAATCTTTGAAGCAGCGCCGTTGTTATTATCGATGATCTTAAATACGTCTAAGTTATCGGTAACTACGTAGAAGTTACTGCTGTACAAATTTGAGTTAAATTGGTCGTAATTTCCATAGACTGTGTTGGCTACCCAGTTGATTCTTGGAATCAAGAACTCAATATATGTCGGCGTGATCTTCTTACCGAAGATTATGTCGTGATAGATGCTTGACTCGTGCTGGTAGACCGAGTCATTTGCAGAGTGATACGTGGTGATGTTATTAGAGCTGTCGTCCGGATTGCCTGCTGGATTTAACCAAGAGTCGGGCTTTCCCGCCCAGAGATAGTATGAGTTCTGTGTCTCAACATCATTGATGAATGATCTAATAATATCTAAGTAATGATGAATTGTTAAAACGGCCATTATACTATCCGAATGTTGTTTCTTTTATTTATTAGCTTTGCGCGATGTTTAAGTAGACGGGTTGAGAGTCTTGATTCGTTAACTCACTTTTTAGAGAGTATCTGCCAAACAGAGCTATTCCAGTTGGATGCACTAGATCTTCTACGAGCTTCTTGTAAGTATCTAGCATTCTAGAAGCTAAGATCTCATAGGAGTACACTTGATAGTAAGAGCTATCTTGAATGTACTGGTCGTCACTCAAGAATCCAATATTGTTCTTAAAAGATCCGAGACCAATCCCATGTGTCTCAACGATAGAGACTCCGGTAACTGCAGTTGGATTTGTGTTGTTGCTCATGATCACCGTCTCATCTGGATTATAACTGAAGCCAGAATCTACAACTTTAACTGAAGTAACGATACCATTTGCATTACCTGCAGAAGCGACGACATTTGCATCGTAGCCCCAGAAGCCACCGACACCATCTGAGATTCTTAAGTTATAGATGTTTGGCTCGGTGATGGTAACTGTCGGGCTAGAAGAATAGCCATTTCCTGGATTGATGTTCTTGAGATATGTTATGGTTCCAATTTCTAGATTCTGAATATTCAAAGAAGCATTGAGCTGTGTGTCTAGATTGGTTATGCTGCCCGCTGCTGGAAAGCCACCCCAGTCAGTCTGTCTGGCTACTGAGTGAATAGTAGCGGTCGCTCCAGTATTAGCATCAGTTAGAGTGCTTCCCGGAATGAAGTAGCCGATGTTTGCAGTAGAATTAAAGACCGTAATTACCGAGCTGTTTGACGCAGCAGAATTAACTATACCGTTTGAAGTAACTCTAACTTTAGGCCAAGTTGATCTAACTTTAACTACCGAGCCGGTTGAGTTACTCACGAGGATGATTCCTGGAACTAGATTCGCATTTGTCATATTTGCGTCAGTTCCAGTGATATACAGGACAGTCTGGTCCGGCTTATATACTTGAAGGCCAGTTATGTTAAGTGATGAATTTGATAGAGTCTCACCCGCGGTAACTTGTCCGCTTACGTAGCTGACGTCGAGATGGATGACGTTGGCAGCTGAAGTTACAGTATTATTAGACGAGAAGCTTCCAACTACAGTATTAACACCTAGAGCCATTGTCTGGATAGAGTACTCTAGAGTTGTACTTAAGAATCCACTTATGTTGTCGGTTATGACAGAGTACGTTTGCTTGTTAGTGAGTCCGCCGACATTAGCGGAAGCGCCAGAACCAGAACCACCAGTAATGCTCACGATTGCGTTAACGGTATAGCCAAAGCCTCCATTCTTTAAGTAGAGAGAAACTTTACCGTTTTGGTTAGTTGTAGTAAGGACCTGAGCCGTACCACCCGATCCGCTTCCTTGAATTGTAAGAAGATCTCCCGGGTTGTAGCCGGTGCCGCCGGAAGTGACGCTGATAGTTGATAGAGATCCGATGATGATGGGAGCGTTGTTTGTAGTTATTGCCGGAACATCAAAGGATAGGATTTTCTGACCAGACTTGAACTCACCGTCGATCGCAGAGATGTAGATGACGTTTACGGTCTTGCCTTGAACGACTTTCTTGTAGGTGCTCTCAACGATCGCGGTGGCTCCACCCGACGTATAGATCTTCTTTCCAATGAGACTTCCGTTAAATGGAGTATCGGTAACCTCGATATATGTTGGAACATACCAAGTTGAGTCTGAAGACTTCATGATATGCTCGCCCGGAATATAGACTTCTATATCTTCATTGAAGAGCATTCTAAAGAGAAGCTTGTAACCTCTCTCAGTTCCCTTGGCATTATAGAGATCGGTGATGTGCTTGATCAAGAGTCTCTTGTCAGCGACAACATTTTCCGGCAGAGAGTTGATGAACTTATCTTTGAAGTACTGGATAAATGAATCTAGAGTCGTGTCAATGTCCATGTAGTCGAGTGCGGATCTCGATACATTTAGAACTTGACCGTTCTGCTCCATCCACTGGTAGTACGCCTGAACAAACGCGATGAAGTTAGGTCCCTGATCTCTATAGAAAGCGGGAAACTGATACGGTACTAGAGGGGATACTAACTTCTCAATTTGCATTAGCTTGCAACCGCTGTATTAACTACCATGCTGGCTAGGTCGATCTCAACTACGTTATTATAAGATGCTACGATGTCATCGTAATAGGTGGTGGCAAAGAGCTGTATGCCGGTAGCTCCCAAGAAGTCAATCACCGTGATGTTATTGATCGAGAGAGTGCCGGTCGTATAGTCGACGCTTCCGATGTTTGAGTAGGTGACTGTGTTATTGGTTGTGACGAGCTTTAGGTAGAGCACCGGATTGGTGTTCTGCACTTCAAAGCTGCTTCCAGTTCCAACTCTAGAGAACGAGTTAACGTTCGGATTGTAGTCGGTGATCTGGTAAGTGTTACCATCAGCTGCTAGGAAGTTAGAGCTAACTATAGTTCCAGGAATTAGCTGGTTATTAAATGTTGTACTTATTGAGCTCGTAGAACCAAGAGCTGGCTGAGCGATCTTGTAGACCTGAGTCGTGATCTGGTTACCCACAATGCTCGGGTCGGTCGCGTCGATAGCCTCGGTGAACTTTGAGAACCTGAATGTATTGTTAAACAGCTGGAGATAGTTGTTGTTGAAGTTTGTAGCAGAAGTCACTACCATTGTCTCAATCTGAGCTGGAGAAAGAGAGGTGTTGTTGAAGTTAACTGTCACGGTTATGGTAGGAATGATGTAGATATATTCTGGATCGATAACTACGTTCTGTATGTTCAACACCTTCTTATCTTGCAAGAAAGTGATAAGATCTGTTTTTCTCTGGTTAGTGAGAGGTGAGCCTGAGTATGTGCTCGGTGAGATAAACACCTTGCCGTACTGAACGCTTCCGGTTACGGTCTCTCCACCATAGATGTTGACGTCTTTCACTTCATTGAAGTTATCTAAGATGATGTTGCGATAGTCATTCATGGTAACTGCCCTACCGAGTGTCTGGTAGGCTCTAGGTGCCCTGAATCTAATAGACTCGAT